GGATGGCTAGAGAGTTGGTACAAGTGGCCGCAAGACCTGGATAGAATCGTCGAACGTGCCGACGACGCAAAGAGCACGGCGAATGTCTACTTTAGCTCGTATCTGTTCAAGGCTCCTCAGAGTACGAAAGCAAACGTACTCCCGTCACGAACCTTACAGGCAGACCTTGACGATGCAGACGTAACGAAGCTGCCCAAGCCACCTTCTGTTCTGGTAGAGACTAGCCCAGGTAGACATCAGGGCTACTGGATCATCAACGAGCAGCTCGATCCAGAATCACACGAAGGTCTGTCTAAGAAGCTTAGTTACAGCATTCCGCTGTGTGATAGGTCGGGATGGCCTCTCGGTAAGAAGGTACGCATTCCGGGTACACTCAACCACAAGTATCCGGACGGCCCCAAGCAAGTTCACGTTATATCAAGTCACAATAACCCGCTTGGGCCAGAAGAGTTCGAGGCACTTCCAGAGGTAAGCCCGACTCTGATAGAGCATTTCGATGGCAACTTCATCGAAGGTACACACGATGTCAAGCAGCATCCAGTAGAACTGCTTGAGCGCATCAAGAACGACATTCCTGTTAAGGTCTACGTCACCTACGACCGCGCACAAGATGATCGTAGTGAAGCGTTATGGGCCTTAATGTGTTGGGGGTTCAAGGCTGGCCTCGACCGAGAAGAAGTATTCGTTCTGGCGAGTGCGAGTGCTAATAACAAGTACCGCGACAATAAATATCGCGCCGAAGCTGACCTGGCGCGTGACGTTCTACGTGCGGAACACGCGGTCAAGACGAACCAGCAAGACCCTAAGCTGACGATCTACAACGTACAAAAGTCCAGCGTACCTACCATAGATAAAAGGCGTACGATCTACAGTACGGTGTTAGACGAGCTACGCAAGCAGGGGGCGTTCTTTCACACCACCACAGGTAAGGGCTGGTACATCCGGTCGGACGTTGGGCGTCCGCTTGCAGTCGAGTTGCTCAGCGAACGACTGCGGGCGATGCTCGATATCCAATTCGGCTTGAACCAGACAGAACCGGAATCACGGTACTGTGTAGCCGGCCTTAAGTCACACATTAGTACGCTGCCCGAGACAGCACTAGAAGCAGCGTTGTCGTACTACAACCCACAAGACAACACGATGCTCCTGCATACGGGCAAACGTGGTGTTATCAAGATTACAGACACCGATATCCAAACCAGCTACAACGGGTGTGACAACATCGTATTCCCCTGGATACCTAGCGTCGAACCGTTCATCCCAAATTATCGCAACTCAATTGATTGGGGCAACGAGTTATTCGGCAACGGCTCCCGCGGCTATGGCTCAGGCGTCGATAACATCACCAACATGACGCCAGCTCAAGCTATGGCACTGTTCAAGACATGGTTCTTGTTCGTCTTATTCAGAGACGCGGCACACACCAGACCTGTCATCGCCAACATCGGCCAGCCCGGCTCCGGCAAGACGTGTATCTTCAAGCGAATCTATACGACGCTATACGGCCGGCGCAAGTCCATTGGGGCTGTGACCACACAAGAGGACTTCGATCATACGGTATCAACAGAACCCCTCCTGGTTCTGGACAATGTAGACACCTGGGAGAAGTGGCTTCCTGATAGGCTCGCACTCTCGGCAGGCACCACCGATCACAACAAACGTAAGCTCTACACCGATACAGATTCGGTCACTATGCGCCGCCAGGCCATCATTGGTGTGACCGCCCACAATCCTAAGTTCGGTCGTGAGGATGTGGCGGATCGGTTCTTACTGTTTACGTTCAGCAGATTCGAGCGGTTTATCTCGGAAGAGCTGATCCTGGCCGATCTGAACGAGAAGCGCAACGTTCTGTGGGGAGCGATCATCAACGATATTCAGAAAGTCCTACGTACACCCCTCCCCTCAACAGGCATTCCACAGTTTCGCATCGAAGATTTCGCCCGCTACGGACTGTGGATCGCTCAGGCGCTGGGGTGTGAAATCGAGTTCAAGAGCGCCATCGAGGATGTGAAGTCCGCACAGCAGACGTTCTCGCTCGAAGAAGAAGGCTTGCTAGTAGGAGCCGTCACACGCTTCGTGACGAACACCAAAGAAGTAAAGCCGTACACCAGCGCGCAGTTGTGGGGTATGCTAGAAGCCTCGGCAGACGATTCGCAGAGCTTCAAGGTGGCGTACAGAAACAGCGTCGTTCTGGGTAAGAAGCTCAGTGCGATGCAAGCCTCGCTAAAAAAGATCATCGATATCGAACAGGGCGTCACACTAGCCGGTGTGAAAACCTGGATTCTCAAGAAGAAAGAGACAGCATGACACTCTCGACCTCAGATAAAATCTCACACGTAAAGGCGTACATGGAACCTGACCTGTTCGCCCTCGTGCAGAAGCTAGCAGAGCGTGATAGGGAGACACTCTCATCATGGCTACGCAAGCTGATTATCAAGGAATTGATGGCGCGCGGGGAAATCAGCACAGACCTGCTGCTCCGTCTCGCCGCCGGCTAGCCCGGATAATATTCCCACGCTGCTTTATCTGTAAGAACCTAGATGCCTACCGCTGTCCTGTGTGTGACAGGTGGGTTTGTTGGGACTGCACAGAATATAGGGAGCCAGACGGATGCAAGCATCGAGCGTACCCGCTGACGCTATTACCGCAGTGGTAGTCGAGCTAACCGAACAAGAGAAAGACTACCTGCTGGCACGCATCACACAGTCGATGAAGGTAGCCAAGTCAAACATGACCGACCCTAACATCTCAGAAGCCGACCGCGAACACTGGTTCAACGAGTACCAGCTTGGCGTCAGACTGCTGACTAAGCTGGGGGCGTGACATGCAAGACAAGAAAGACCCCCCAGAACAAATCTGGGTCATAGAAACACAATATCTATGCGGCGCAAGCATAGGCTTCGCTTGTAACGACGCAGACGTTGCGGCGAGGAAAGCGGCTGCGATCATGACCGACATATGCCCTGAGTGCAAGCAGGAAGCAGGCATAGAACTAACTCAGGACGACCTGGATATTCTGAGTATAAGCCCAGCATCACACGCGAAAGCACAAGAAAACTAACAATGAACGTCACAGGTAGAATGTGTCACGAACACGGGATCAGGGGGTTCGGCAACCCTGATCACGGAGTAGTCGTGGTCGGAATTGCTCCCGGCCACGACGAAGCAACTCGCACGAAGCGTCCATTTACGGGGGCATCCGGCCGGTTACTGGATGATTTACTCAAGTTCTCAGGTTGGGATCGTAGCAAGGTCTACACGACGAACGCGATCTGTTGGTTCAACAACTATCCTAGTCCGGAAGAACTGTCAGAGTGCGCTCCCAGACTAGACCTAGAAATCCAGCAGTACAAACCCAAGCTGGTAATCACCTGTGGTGAGATCGCACACGAGGCTGTCACACGCCTACCACGCCGGAAAGGCAGTCGTGGTTCGGTCGTTTGGTCAGACGTGCATCATTGCTACGTCATGGACACACACCATCCCGCGTTCGCTCTGCGTTCCGAGAGCATGGATGCGGTTCAAGACATTATCCGTGACCTGTGCAAAATCCAACGCATCGTCGAATGGGAACCCGACGGACAGCCAGCTCACGTCAGTTACAACCTCGTTAAGAGCCTGTCGCACGGCCAGCAGATATTAAGCGGCCTGCCCAAAGATCGACCAGTCGCCATAGACATCGAGACATCAAACCCAGATATCGAACTGATCGATGCTTATTCTGACCAGTTGTTGTGTTTGGCCCTGAGTTATATCGACAACGCAGGCCTAGAACGTACTTGGGTATTCCCGCGTGATATCCTGCCTCTGTGCATAAGAAACGGCACGCACGTACGAGGCTGGCGTCAGCACAACAAGTGTCTAGATACTAACTGCAAGCTTCCAAAGTTCATTTTCGTGTGGCCCTTGAACGTGCAGTGGACGTTCCAGGCGGGCCAGTACGACATCAACGGACTGTACAACTACTTCGGCACGATGCTCCCCTTAGTAAACGACACCATGCTGATGTCGGTCTGCACTGACGAACGACCCGGCCGGCACGGTCTGAAAGAGAACGCGCGAGAATATCTTGGGGCCGGCTGGTACAACGAAGAAGTCAAGAAATACTACAAAGGGAAGATGAACCAACTTCCCGACGACGTGCTGTATCAGTACAACGCCAAAGACGCAGCCTACACTCGACGCCTCGTGGACATTCACCGGCCACGCATGATCGAGGAAGGTACGGAGCCTCTTTATAGCGGCCTGCTGCTTCCGGCTATTAGAGCGTTCGTCAAGATGCAGGTGCGCGGCATCAATGTCGATCAGGACAAGCTGCGCCAAATGACGATTGATTGGTGTGAACGCTGGCAGGATGTCACAGCCTCCATGCAGCGGGAAGCGCGTGACGAATACGGTTGGTCTGAAGATTATGAAGTTAACTTCCAGAGCAACCCACAGTTGCGACGGCTGTTCTTTAATCTCATTGGGCTGGAGCCTATCAAGTTCTCCAGTAAGACCGGAGAACCCAGCTTAGATCGTGAAACGCTCGATAGGCTCGACCACCCGTTCGCCGATAAGCTACGTGACTTACGCACGCTAGACACGATGATCGATTATGTTGATTCGGCGTGGCGTAATATTAAATGGGACGGTCTACTGCATCCGAGTGCGTTCGTTACTACAACTCGAACTGGTCGTACTTCCTATCACGATCCCGCCATGCAGACCATCCCCAAAGACTATACAGTAGGTGCGGACTACGCTAGACTGCGTGAAGTAATCATCCCACACAACACCGACACTCATGAAATCGTCGAGGCAGACTATAATCAGATCGAAGTCTGGCTCGCTTGGGCGGAATCACGCGATCCTGTTTTGCTGGAGCATCTAAAGTCAGGAGACGTGCATAGTGCAACAGCAGAGGGCGCATTCAACACCAGACGAGAACTTCACGACAAGGCCACCTGGTCGCAAATGCGACAGAACGCCAAGAAGATCAGGTTCGGACTACAGTATGGCGAGGGTGCTGAAAAGCTTTCTAGTCCTCCCCCCGTTGGTCTTGGCTGTACTGTTAGTGAAGCTCGGAAGTTTGTTGATAACTTCTGGCGTACGTATCCTGTTCATCGTAAGTGGACGATTGACCTACAACGGAAAGTACAACAGCAGGGCTATATCACAACCCCCTCCGGGCGGGTGATGCGCTTCCCGGTTGTACTCGATCATAAGGCACTACGGCAGGCGATCAACTTCCCGATCCAATCTAATGCCTCGGACTATTGCTTATTATCGATGGTCGAACTACAGCCATTGCTTGCTCGCTATAACAGCTATATCATCCTGATGATCCACGATGCGCTCGTCGTAGAGAGCGACCGACGCTATCGTAAAGAAGTGATGGCGTTGATTAAAAGCGTGATGGAGAAGCCACGCTTCGAAGGATATCCGTCTATCAGAATCGACATGAAGGTAGGTGACAATCTTGGCACCACCAAATAAACTCATCGAAACCGCGTGGAAGAATTACGTGCGCCTATCACTAGACCCGGTAGGCGCAAATGCTGTCCAGCGCCGCGAAACCAAGATCGCGTTCTATTTAGGTGCCCTTGCATTGTTCGAAGGCATTATAAGCAATCTGACTTCGGGCGAGGAAGTGAACGAGGGCGATCTTAACATGATGGACAGCGTACAACGAGAGCTGACACAGTTCACAGAAAACCTGAAAGCGGGACGTAATCCATGAGGCGACGAAACTTTATCGCACTAGCCATCGTAGGCCCGTCCGTACTGGATTACATCTACGAAGCTGCTCAGACATACAACGTAAGCTACGACTGGCTCAGGCGTACCGCTTCGTGTGAGACTGGCGGCACGTTCGATCCCTCTATCACAAGCCGTAACAAACTCTACCACGGCTTGTATCAGTTCTCGTGGCGTACGTGGAATTGGATGTCTGCTCAAGCAGGTTGGGAAGGCTACTCACCGTACGATCCGCAGGCCGCCGCACACGTCACAGCCTGGGCCTTCAAGAACGGTTACAGATCACACTGGCCCCGGTGTTCGTATGCCTGAAGTGTTGTTCGCTATCGACCCTGGCCCCCACACGGGGCTGGCTGTGAAGATGGACGACGCCAACTATCACACAGCTACGATCATGTCTCAAACAGAACTCTGGGACATGATTAATCAGTTTAGGCCTAGTAAGTTAGCCTACGAGATTTTTATTGGATCGGGCCAGCGTGACGTGCATATCAACTACACGCTGGAGTTAGTTGGCTCTCTCAATGGCATATGTCATGTGCTAGGCATTAAATCCTATAGACAACAACCACAAGAGCGGCGGGCGTTTATCCAAGAAGCGCGAACGTTACTTGCAGGGCAGGAAGGCTCAGGTCATACCGTACATGAAGTGGACGCGCTAGCTCATTTGCTTAGGCTCGAATATCGCCTGCGAGAAGGTCGATGACTACTAACTCTAACTCGAAGTATCAGTTGATGCCGGCAATGACACCGGCACAATACGCCGAACTCAAAGACGACATTAAACGGCGGGGTGTACTAGTCCCTATCGAGTTTGACGGCGAAGGGAACATCCTCGATGGGCACCACAGGTATCAGGCATTTACTGAGCTTATCGAGGAAGGCGCCGATCTACCGCTGTACGATAAGATCGTTCGTAGGTTCAGCAGCGAGGAAGAAAAGGTCGCTTACGTCGTCTCACTTAATGTTAAGCGACGACACCTTAACGCAGAGCAACGTCAGGAATTGGTGGTCAGACTTCGTAAGGAGTTTGGTTACACGCTATCCAAGATCGCCCAAATCCTGGGAATATCGATTGCGACGGCTTCACGCGACATCGATGCGCTGCCCCCACACGAACGGGACGAACTAAAGTCGATTGCTGTTCAAGGCGCAGACGGACGCGCCTACAACGCTCGCGCCTGGAGTGAAGTCCCGCGCACATTCAGCACAGGCATACAGCAGCTTCGTACGATGCAGAACGCTGTTATCAATGAAGCTGCCGCTGGCTTGGCTGAGAAGTACATGGCTGAGGCTGAGCAAGAGCTGGCCGAGAAGAAAGAAGCGCAGTCTCTTAGCACACAAGAAACGCCGCCAACTCCGGCACCAAACGGCTCCGCCCCCAGGGAGGCTGTGATATCGGATTCTGAGGCAAAAGAGCGCATGTCGGCGTTTGCGTGGTACGGAGGCAAAGCGTCACACCTTGCCTGGTTGTTACCGCTTCTACCCAGATGCAAGCATTTCGTAGACGTATTCGGAGGAAGCGCGGCAGTTCTGTTAAATCGTGATCCTAGCCCAATCGAAACGTATAACGACCTCGATAACAACGTAGTCAATTTCTTTCGGGTAGTTCGTAGTCAGCCAGACGAACTGATAAGACTGCTCCATCTCACACCGTATTCTCGTGAGGATCGCAAAGAGGCGCTGCGTGCGATGCGTGAGCCGCCTCCAAACACGACGCTCGATCTGGAACACGCCCGGTTATTTTTTATTATGGCGCGTCAGACACAGCGCGGTCAGGCACAGATGATTACTGATTCTGAACTAAACGCCTGGCGCTTCACGCGCAATATAATCCAGCGTGGGATCGCGGTATACAACGCACAGTGGCAGTCGGGTATCGATGGCCTTGCAGCAATCGCAGCGAGGTTGCGGAATGTCCAAATCGAAAATTACCCGGCGCTGGATGTTATTCGCCTGTATAATGATCCTGGTGTGTTATTATATTGTGATCCTCCATATGTACACGACACCCGTAGGCTAGACAAAACATCCACGTATGCCTTCGAAATGTCGGTGCAGGATCATATTAACTTATCGGCAGCCCTTCACAAGCATCAGGGCTTAGTAGCCCTGTCAGGTTATCCTTCACCATTGTACGATGACTTATACGCAGATTGGTTCTACATCGACATGCCGTATCAGAGTGCGTCGGTACAGATCACGACCAGCTCACTCGACGCCTCACGCATAGAACGACTGTGGACAAACTACGACCTGGGTATTAAGCGATGAGCCAGTGCGATTTCTGTAGCGATCCTGTTCGTCCAAGCGACGCCAACGCCAGAATCTACGACGCCGAGGATTTCTCTGCACGCGAATTAAATATAGGATTCAAAGGCGCGTGGCTAGCGTGTAGCGTATGTGCCGCGTTTATCAGGCAGCACGACGACGGAACAGACCCAAGAGCTAAGACTAATCTGGCTATGCGGGCGCTAGAAAAGAACCGTCGCAAGTACGGTCTGCGTGGTGCAGGTATCGACGACATAAATAAAATCTTGCTAGAAGAAATCAAAAAACTACATGACGCTTTTTGGCAGCATCGAACAGACATGCCCCCCGTGCCTTATGCGATCAAGAAGATAGAGGGTTGACATGCCCATTCGTTACCAGATTCTGGTGTACAATACTGCCGGCGAACTGCAAGCGGTGTTCGACAGGTTTCGCTCACTACAGATCGAACACCGCACCAACATTGCCAGCACACTCACTTTGGCGATGTTCGACCTCGATCCAAACACGCAGTATTTCGACCTGGATGCACTGATCGAAGTCAGACGAACCTACCACGAAGCCGGCCTCGACTGGTACACCGAGTATATCGGCTTTCACAGAACGCCGCAACGGCAGATCACGCTGGGCGATCAGCGAATCTTCACGAGCTATTCTCGGGGCCTGCTCGATCTGATTAACAGACGATCTGTGAGATACTATGCTGACACCGAAGGCAGCGCCAAAGGCCCTGGCCCAGCTGACGACATCATCAAACAGTACGTCAGAGAGAATGCCGGCCCGCTCGCTCTGACTACGAACGGACGCCTATCTGATGGTGTAACACCGGGCTTGACCATAGCACCTAACTTATCTCAGGCGGCTGTCTATGAAGGGGCGCACGCTTGGAAGAACCTGCTCGAAACGTGTAAAGACATCGGTGAGCCACACAACGTAGACTACGACGTAGCCTGGCTAGGCGGAACCAACTTCGAGTTCAGAACGTACTGGCCTCAGCTTGGCACTAACAGAAGCGTAGGACAACCCAACACGGTGCTGTTCGGTGTGACG